AATGTCTTGCCTGTCGGGGTCCACAAGAACATACATGGAAAGGACGGCTTCATTGTGTCCCGCATTGTTTACACTATTGAAGTCACGACCACCGGAGCCGTATCCAAAGAGGTAATCTCTTGTCACATCGTATGTCTTATTTTCATAAGGAACCTTCGTGTATTCGCTGGAAAGCGTATTCATTTTGATTCTGTTTGGCGTAAATTCGTAAAATGCCGTTTCATTCGGTTGCATTACTCTGTAGTATCCGTTGGTCAAATCTGCGTCAACGAGGAGAATGTGCGTCAATGTAGAATCACTACTATCAATCTCATGTGAAAGAACATATCCTACATCATCGGGCATGACATTGTTGATGCCTTGCGGTGGGGTAGGTGTGCTAGTATTCACCCGGACTGCCGCTCCGTTATCGTCTTCCCCATATACCGTGCCTTCTTCGGATACCAAATAGCAACCGGTTAAATCTTTGATGTAATCTAGAACAGGTTCGGAAGTGATTGTGTATTTGTAGAGAGTTTTTCCGCCCGGACCATATTGCGTAGAACGGGTAATGTTTGAGAGGCCGTAATTAATAGCAAGGCGCAACTTAAATCCGATGAGAACCCCTTCACCATCATTGGAAGTTGCAGTTCTAGAATCACCATAAGGGCCTTCAAAATACAAGAAGTCGTAATCATTACGAAGTCCCATATTCAAAGTAGTAATGTCGTTATCGTATTTTCGTAAATGAGTGTTGTAGTTTGCAGGGAAAGCCGTCCCACGGCTAAGACCGTTGTTACTACGAAGACCGTCTTCAACATCATATCTGTCTAGGAAAACCCCGTGTAGTTGCGAATCCAAGAATGAATCTCTACTACCGGCGGAGTCCGGGAGAGAGTCAATTTTCTTTAACCAAAGGCTAGGGTGTCCGTCAACTGAATTACCAATCTCGTCTTCATCATTGAAACTCAGAGGAAGAATCAAGTGGGATTTTTGAGTAGCCGCAGTTCCGCCGGGACTATTGATGGCATTTCCAAAGACTGTAGAGAAATTACTAGGGGCATAACTGCTATTGAGAACAGTTCCTCTCAATAGATTGATATTCTCTTCAAATTCAAGAAGAGAGTCCTTTTCCCCATGACCCTTAATTGTAGTTTTCTTAACTGTCGCTTTGTAGAGAGTCCCTGTGTATTCACTACCGCTATCGGTAGGAATAGGATTTGCGTTAAGAGAAACAGTAGTTACACTTGATTGTGCGCCATTCGCAGTTCCGATGAGATTTCCCTCATCATCAATGAGAACCTCATTATTTGCTACTGTAATTGCAGAACTGACTTCAATTTCGTTTGTTCCATAACTAGAAACGGTAACACCAAGAGAAGAAACCTCATGGTAGTAGTAGATAAATTGAGGAAGCGTCTTTGTTGACTTAGGAGGCTTTTCGGGATTGAATTGATTGAAGGCGCAATCAAAGACAACTTCTGTGAGTCGCATAATTCCCGTTTTCATTAGTTTTGTAATGTCACGGTCAACTTCAATAATAGAAGCATCTTCGTAATTCTCGTCCGTCATTTTAACAGAAGAACCGGTTGAACTGAAATTGGATTGGGCAACAGAATACGAATCAGAAGAAGAATTATTCAAAAGTAGTAATTTGAAATTTAACAGGTCTTCTTTCTCTGTAATCACGGAGGAGTTAAAGATACTATCACTTCTCTTGCTAGAAGAAGGTAAAAGGTCTGAAGTAGCAAACAAAAACAAGCGTTGTGCTTTAGGGTCAAATTGTTGTAGAATATCCCTAGGTCGGTATCGGTTAATGGATGAAAACTGCGGAACATCGGGTTCGCTACCAGAAACAACCACATCTTTGCTATGCCCACTTTCAAAGATATTGTAATCAAAATACAACGACCCACTAGCAGGATGATTACCACGACGCTCAACAGGCATATGTTGATGCGAAGAACCTTGAATTAGATTTCTACCAATAATTCCATCGTAGAAAGTAAAAGATTCGTAGAGCCTTGCTGGATTAATCTTGTAAGAAACCCCGTAATACTTTAGTTTACTACCTCCTTCGTAATAATTAGAATCTTCTTTGCTGATTGATTTATTAACCGGAGAAGAAATATAATCAAAAACTCCTTTCTCAAAATGGTGAATTCTATAGAGCGGGTAGCCGTGACGATGAATGTTGGTTGTAAGGCCTTGTTCAATGTGAAAATTCATCACATGAGGAACACCATCAGCAAAGTAACTGTTGATGAGAGCAACAAATTTACCTCCATGAAGGTGCGCTCCATTCACCAAATAGAGGTCGTGAGTTTCTTTTGTCCTTTCTCCGCCACCCGTTGAACCTGTAGATAGCAAAGTTTGGTCCAATACCTTGACTGTATCGCCGCTACTGTATTCTACTGCACGGTCAACATACACCCGCCAATTCGCAGTAGTGCTAGGTTTGATTACTTGGGTAATGTATCCTGCAAATACTTCATTGATGTAAATAGGTTCACCTTCATCCCCGTAGAAGCCCGGATTACCACTCAATTCAATGTATCTTTGATTGGAGGATTTTGTAATTGACCCGGTAGTAACACCCCAAGAAGAAAAGGTAATTTCGGTTTCATCTGCATCGTTGTATTCCATTCTGCCTAGAGTAATAGGAACATAGGGGGCCAACTCAATAATCGTCTTACCGTCCTTCTTTGTAGTTGAAACAACAGTAAAGTCAGCAAGAGTATTCACCGTATCAAAAGTAGAGAAAGTTGAATCTCCATCGGAGAGCCTTGCTTGGAATGCTTCGTCTTTGCTGATATTTGTAGGGTCATTGATATGATAGCCAATCGCTTTATCATCAGTAGAAACCGAAGTTTTCGTCAAAGAAGTGTTATCGGAAATATCCACGCCACTTTCAAAGAATACACCTTTTTCTGTAGCCGCAGTTAAACTCGTTGCAAAAGATGTAAGTCTGTTATCTGCCGAAAGTGCTTTGGAAAATATGTAATTCTTAGTGTTAGCCTTGTAAATATCTACGGTAATAGGGGTTGAGCCGGGAACATAGCAAGATGCTAAAGAATTTCCTTTTAATTCAATAACTGACCTATCGGGAATAAAAAATACACGGGGATGCCGGTCAAACTCCCCAATATAGGCGATAGACCTATTATCGTATCGAATAAACAATTTATCTCCGCTACTCAAAGTAACCGCTGAGTCTGCATCTAAATCAAATTCGTCGCTAGCAAAAGAAACATCTGAAGAAGTCCCAACCTTAACCAAATTATTGTAGGGGCTATTGGAAGAATAAATAATATCCTTGCTAAACAAATAATTCTTGTTTACTGTTGGAGAAATTAATTTTGAATAATTGCTTCGGCCATAAATCTTCAAGAAATTCTGCCCGAATTCTCTTTGAGTATCAATTTGTTCAATGTTCCCTTCAAACCTCTCAATTTCTAAACTGTAGATTCCTGTCAAAAAATCCACATTTGAAACCGATTCGTAGAGAGAATCGTTCAAATCTAGAGTGAGGGTCTTGTGTTCTCGGTTGGAAGAAGTAACGGTGGCTTCCATGAGTGTGTTGAAAATCACTTTCAAATTGTTGTGCCGCCCATCAACTGTCTTGAAGGTCGTAAGCAAAGTCCCTTTAGAGGCGTTCCAAGCCCGTCTGTAGAGCCTATCTCCTGCCGATAGGGTATAAGAGTCAGTAGAGAAAGAAGAGGCGCTTTCAAGCCTGCTATCGCTTTCAAAGGTAATGTTCTGTTGGTTAGATGAGAAGAGGCCAATTGTGTTGACAATAAGGATTCTATCTCCGACTTTGACCTTATCACCAACAGAAAAGAAATCATCTAGGTCATACTCTGTATCAAAGGTGTAGTTGTTACCGCTTACGACTGCATTAACGGTCGCTTTGAGAGCAAAGAATTCTTCTAGACGAGCCGTATGAACTCGGTGGCGAACTCTCATCAAGTCCTGCTCTTGAATCTTTGAAGAAAGAATGCGCTGAGTGTCAATGAGTTTTGCTTCTGCATACCCGCCCTTCTGCCCAACCGATTCAAAGACATTGAACGAAGCAAGAGAAAAATTCGTATTGGCTTTTTCGGGTGAATAATTGTAGTGAATATACCGATAAGGCCCGGTAAGAACGAGAGTAGAAGCATCACTAGAATCGTAAACATTGTTTGAATCTCTTCTAGCGTTGAAGAAACATTCATCGTAATCTGTGAAATCGTTCGCCGGTAGAGTGTAGCCTTCGTTAGAAGTAATAGCGTTCTTTGTTGGGTCGTCTAAATCCCTAAGATTATCAACCAAAGTCGCCTTAATCGTGTATCTACTGTAGTCCACAATGCGATTATTGTAGTCGGGAGCAGTAACGAAGCAATTTGTATCACTAGGCGTAATTGTTGCGCTAGTGGTAGAAGTGTTTTCGTATTTAGTGAAATACTTCTTATTGTGGTCCAACTCTCCCTTTTTATCTAAGCGGTCCTTGTAGAAGTAAAAGATAGGTCTAGCACAAATATAGGAACGCTGATAATTGTAAGTAGAGCCACCTGCGGTAATTTGTTGATTGAGAACACCCGCCGAAAGAGCAACAATACTTGTTTCTGTTTTCTCTGGACCACGAAACACCATAAATTTGGTATCTCTAGGAATCTTCTTACCGAGTCGTGGCTCAAAGTCAAAGAAATCTCCGTCCACATCACCTGTTCTAACCTCTGTAATTCTAGCAAAGTGGTGTTGCAACAAATCATTGGAGTGAATAAGAACGAAGTAATCATAGTCACTATCTAAACTGTTGAGTCGTAGCCCTGTTTGCGAAGAGTCTTCATAGCAATGAATACTGTAGCCCTCAGTATTGCTCAAGTTGTTGTATTGGGTTCCGCCCGAATCCCCCGAAACTAACTCTTGAACGAAGTCTTGGCTGTGGCTAGCATCAGTAGAAACATACGAGAAAAGCCGATGAGCCGAAGTTGTAAGGGTCTGCTCATAAAAGACGGGGTTGGTAGGGCAGTCAAAGTTGACATTGTTGGTAGCGTCATTTATGGTGGTAATGATGGATGCAGGGTTAGGTGCAGTCCCCTTTCTAAGAGCATATTGCGTCATGCATCCACCTCCTCAAATCGGAAATACAGAAGAGTTTCTGCATATCTAGGGCGAAGGCTTGCCGTATCAAAAACTTCACTTGCCCCGTTCACGATAGCAAACTCATGTAACTCGCCCATGAATTGGTTGTTGTCCTTTGCTGAATCCTCTGCCGTGCTTGAAGTTCCGTTGGAACCAAGGTAAAAGTCCTCCTTGTCAAAGGCGAAGGCGTCTGTAGCAGTATGCTCAGTAGAAGCAACCTCAACACCACCGTAGTAAATCTTCATAACTTTGCTAAGATTGTTGTAAGTAGCGGCAATGTGATGAACTTCTTGTGTGTAAATGGGATTCTTCGTTGTAGCAATGAGAATAGGAGTGGTGGAATCTAAGGTTCCGGAATAAGAAGAAACCAACTCTACAGTTGTTCCCGAAACGGTGTCAACCTTCCCTACAGAAGTCACCCCAAACCCATTGCGAACGAATAACTCTTGCCCTTCGTGAAAATCACTCTCAATGTTTGCATCAAAGATAATCAGTTTGAGAACAGAAGTGTAACTAGAGATGCTAGCAGTTGTAGCCTCTTCGTATTTGTATTTCCCATTGTAGTCAAATCCAACCGTGTTGTCCGTAGCCGAAGATTTACCGAAGATTGGCGAGATAACAACAGGACTAAGAAGCGTTTGGTTTGTGCTTCCAAGTGTCAACTCAAACTTCACTCTGTATTTTGATGGGTTGTTGACGGTATGTTCAGTATCATTGACAAGAGAAAGTTTGACTTTGCTACTGTGGAAAACTCTCATCTCGTAATCTTCTTTATCTGCCTCTTTGAGGTATTTGTAAGATGGCCTCTTTGCTCGCTCTGTAGCGTCATTTAAAGTCGTGCGACTAATCCCATCCATCATTTTTTCCGATGCGGTAACAGAAGGAATCGTTGTAATTCCACCGGGTCCATTAATGTCGTATGGTGTAAGCGTCGTTTCAATTGTGAATGAATCCTTGTGGTTCCAAAGACCGTAGGTTTGGTCGTCGCTATTTCCATAAACTCCATCTTCACCTCTAGGAATGTTGTCGGAATAATCAATGCGAACAAAGGCGTTGCACATCACCGGGAAGACAAGACTTCGTTGCTTTCCGGTGAGAAGACGATACATGAAATCACTCCAATGCGTCTTGAATCTTAGTGATAATGTTGCCTTGAGGGAACACTTGAGCAACTTCAAATTGCAAATCAAAAGCAATATCAATCGTGGTTGAATCAATTGTAGTGTTGAAGGAACGAATGAATCCTTTCATGCCGTCCGATGTGCTACTTGTGGGAAAATTTGCTGGATAAGCCACGCCTTGATTGTCAAAGGTTCCATCAGTAAACCCTCCTTGCCCTCTCGCCGCATAATTGAACGGGATGAGTTGGGGACTATCTCTCTGCACATAATTCTCGTCAACTTTAGAATCATAAAGAAAAATCAATTCGTTAATGGCTTGATAAGATTGTAGCCCTGTAGAATCAACACTAGAATGAATGAGTTGAGCCAATTCAATAGCCGTAAATTTTCTTGTGATAGCGTCCGATTCCCCATCAAACTTCTTAGTAATAGTATCCTCTAGCAGAAATCCGCTAACGGAAATACTCTTACTAGACATACCTAAATCCAAAGCGGCAGTAACCGATTCACCGGTCAACAAACCACTAAACGGAATATCCAAAGAAGGAATAGTTTTACTTGTAGAAATAGAAACGCTTGTTGCCTTTAGGGGGATGATGTTGTCCGTAAGTTCGTTTCCACCTTGAGAACCTGCACCAATTCTAAGAAATACATAGTGGTCAGCCATTTAATCACCCCAAGGTCCCTCTAGAAGAAGTCGTTCTGTTCACTTCTTTGTTTATCATTTGACCAATCTTAGAAGCAATTTGTCGTAGTTCCGTATCGGAAGCACCAATGCGTCCTTGGACATTTACCGTGATGTTGTTCGTAGTCCCGGTAGCCATTCTCCTAGATTGTTGATTTGAGTAAACTCTAGCACCGGTAGGGAGCCGCACAAGTTCCGGTCCTTCTTCTCCTACAAGAGTCATACCCCCGGAAGAAACACCTCCTCTCGCCATTGCAAAAGGAGTTCCGGGCATCATAATATTCCCTATAAATTTACCAGCCTTAGCCACGAAACCAAATGCATTCGCTAACCCTTGGACAATATATGACCCAACATCGTAGATGGCCCCAATTACAACCTTCAACAATCCCTTCAAAACTACGAATGCAACTCCAAATAGGCCCTTGAGAATCCCAAAGAAAATTTTACCCAATCCCTTTAGAGCCATCCCTAGAGATTTCATGAAGCCCTCTCCGCCCATCAGAGCCTTGAAGATGAGCATAAATCCGTCAAAGACCGTCTTCAATGCATCAAAGATGACAGAACCAACCTCCATTAGTATATCCATAATTCTTCGGACGGTATTTTGAACCGCCTTACTCTTGAATAAAATAATCAATGCGGTCATTGCTAAAGTCAGAATAATTAAGGCTTTTAGACCGAATAACAAGAAAGAACCTAAACTTAGCATTATTTTTCTAACCGGAACGCCTTTGATTTTAGTATAGTATTCGTTTACCTTCTCATTGGCTTTTGCTCCTATCTTGTATAATTTTTGATTAAACACTCTACCCTTATTTTGCATTTTTATGAATCCCATAATGGATGCGCCCAACTTAGCACTTTTTCCTGCAAGTCCAAATGACAAATAATCTAAAGATTCCATCGCCATTTGTTTTTTGCTTTTTTGCGATACCGATGTGTCGTATTGCGGTGGCCTCATTCTATCTTGAGAAGTTCGTAGTGTTCTAGAGAACGAAGGACCCAAGATTGATTTTGCCTTTTGGTATTGGCTTCCTAGAGCCTTGAATGATTTACCCAAAAGCCCCACTTGGTCGTTTTGTCCCTTCAATGCTTCAGAAAATTTACCAATAGCCAATAGGCTCGTTTCAACTCTGTTTTTAAGACGAAAGTAAAACGGTAGAGTTGCGTATCCAATCTTGTTAGTGTAGGCCATTACTTTAGCAAAGCCTTGCATCCGGCCATTGAATTGTTCAGCCGAGTAATCGGTATTTCCGATTGCTCTAGAAAGTTCAGTAAAAACAGAAGCCGCACGGGTAGCCTCATCGGATGCTTGACGGATTACATCACTCACTTCTTCACCTTCTTCATTTCCTGTTCTATTGTATCAGCCTTCAATTCTTCAAAGTTCCGATGTATGTATAGGAAGTCCATAACCATTGTAGCAGGCATTTTCATGATTTCTATAGGGCTAATGGCTAAGGCTTTGCTAAGAGTGTAGGTAATCATGAGAGAAGCAGTTTGAGGGTCTTTTGGCCCTCTTCTAACCGCATCTCTCATCACTCGTTTTTTTCCTCGTTCTCCTCAAAGATGGCTAAAGGATTAGGCAAGACTTCCTTTAATTGATTCCCAATAAAGGGATTGATTCGGATAAGTTCAATTGTAGTCAAACTAGGTTCGGTTCTTGTGACGAACTTTTCAACGAGATAGCGATACATAGCGTTGAGGTCAATCCCCATGTCTTGCTTCTTTGCATCAATCTTCATCAAAGTTGTAAGGGCTTGCTCAACTTCAAGCCAAGTGGGTTCTCTAACCCAAACCTTGAGGCATTCGTCACTTTGTGGCGCTACTTGTAGTTCGTAGCACTTCTCTTCTGTGTGTGCAAAAAGCACCGATTTATCTTTTACAGTATTCATGTTTCTTCCACCTTCATAAAACCAACAAACAAACAATGTTGGTGGAATGTATCACTCGGAGTCCGTGTCCACGGCTTCCTCCTTGACAACTTTGGGCTTTCGCCCCCTCTTTTTTGGAGCAGGTTTCGCCGCTTGCTCCTGCCGTTCACGCTCAAGACGCTCACGGTATTCCTGCATCTTTGTGTAGCGGTCTTTTCCTTGAACGGTCGTCAAGGTATCACCCCTGCAAAATCCAATGAGTCTTGACCGTGCAAGAACTCAAAGAGCGTGGGATAATGGTTGCCTCAACAGTCACGGCCCCCTTGTCTTCGGGAATTGGCCAAGTGTTCGTCGTCAAGAAGTAGTCGTCAAACTTCAATCGGATTTGTTCTTCGCTACCCTTGTCAAAGATAAGGTCAATTACCGTTCCTGTAGTTTCGTGTTGATTCTTCAATTCATTGAACAACATATCGTCAGTAACGAGAGCGGAGAAGGTCAACTCGTAAGTTCTTTGAGCAGGAATAGCATCCTTTACGGTCTTGCTACCAATACCAATAAATCGCTTATCCGTCAAGGTATTGTTCATAGTCAAGGTAAAGTTTGTAATTCTCATGAAGTCTTGACCAAACATACTAATGGAACCACTAGAGAAGAAGAATGGTTCCAAACAAGCATCTTCACTATAGTAGTTGATGAATTCGGTTTCGTTTGTAACGCCTCTTCTAGCCTCATAGGATTCGGTTTTTTCCAAGTTGTGAACCTTGCGAGGCATGCAATCCATCGTCATTTTCAGTTCTTCATTCTCGTTAGCAGTCATGGTAAGAGTGTTGACTCTGTTCCCTGTAGCAATGAGAACGAAGTTGGTGTCTTCGTTGTCGTTGTCCGTGCTGGTTCTGTAAGTGTTTGAACTTGGCAACTTAGAGAAGACCTGTTCAAGAGCGAAAGAAGGCAAGTCGTCGCCCTCCTGTTCGGTAAAGGTGTAAGTGATGGCTTTGGTGATATGGCCATCAGCGTCAATAGTAGGGGGGTCCAATTGTTGTAAGTCCGTATAGGTATCTTGTCCTCTAAGAACGGGAGGAGTCATTTCGTTGTCAATGCTACGATAGAAGAGAGGCCCGGTGTCAGTAATTGAAGCACCGTTAAGGTAAAACTTGTTTTCACCGGTAAGTGCGCCTGCGAAATCACTCGCCGGATTCGTGGAAGAAAGAAGAGTTGCGGAGATAGAATCACACTTGCCGAAGAAATAGTAAAGCCAAGCACCATGATTTGCAACAATGCCGATGCTGGCGTTTCCTGCCGTTTCAATCCCCTTGTATTGGTAGGTATAGTTACGACTACCACCAACAAAGAGGTTCTGTTGTTTGAATTCAACATCAACACTAGGGAAAGTCAAAGACTCAACGATACCTAACCAATTGTCCGAGTTGAGTTTTTTGGCAGTAGAAGACGAGAGAACAGTAGAACCTTGCGTAGCGGTTTCATGTGTAATGTGGCTCGCATTACTAGAGTTTGCATCAGTAGTGGGTCCACCATAAGTATTGGTGATAATCAAAATGTTGTTGCTTCTACTAGCGGTTAAGTCCACACTTTCTGCATTGATAGCCGCAACAGTAGCCGCAATGTATTCTTCTTGAGTGGTAAGTCCGGAGTCGGAAATATCAACTTCTACAACAAGAGGAGTGCCTGCTAATCCATGACTAGGAACGGTTTCGGCTCCTGTAGTATTCCACCAAACAACAACTGCTCTTTCTGCCCCCGCATCGCTTGTTTGAATTTCGTGGAAGTAAATCCAATCCCCGCTATAGTCCGTTTTAGTATCGCTAGCAAAGGTAAAATTGGTGACTTCTGCGGTGTAAATGTTTGAGCCACCTAGGACTTTTTTAGCGGGACAAGGCGCACCATATCCCTTGAGCCTGTAGTAATCATTTGTCGTATCCAAAGTAATTCCTGTTTGTGCGGGGTGAAAGGTAATCCTCGTCCCGGTATTGGAAGTAATTCTGTGAGTGGTTGTAAGCGTTCCATATCGTAGAACTCTAAAACACAACCCACATACAGGTCATTAACCAAGTCAAAGTTAGCAGTAAAATCCGAATGGATAAGGAGTTCATTTTTATCTGCGTTCAAAGAGGTAGGCTTCAAATAAATATCCACTTCGGGAACAAAAGTTACCGATGCACCGCTTCCTAAAAATATATTTGGTCTTGCCATAATCCCACTTCCTACAAACAAACCCTAGGGGAGTAATGAGCGCCGATTTGCCGTGAGGTTGATTTTGTATCCGAATAATCGTTTTGCTCTGTCATTTGACTCGCTTCGTGAACCGAAATAGAGTTGATTGAAACACGAATTATCCGAAGACTCATACCCCCTACGATTGCTCTCAATTGCGTGACGGGTTATCAAGTATAAAGCCCTTAGCCTGTCTTTTCCGAAATCGGCATCTGTAGCGCCTCGTTCATCATGCACCGTCCTAATGTGAAGCGTGAAATTGAACACCTCTCTACGAGTATCGTAGAAAAGAGTAGGATAGATGATTTCATTTGAGTCCTCAAACACAATAATCACATCTTTAGAAGAGAGGTCATACCTCACACCCTTGTTCTTTTCCAATGAGCGAACATCAATGAGATTGGGTTTAGCCGAATGTGAAACATCAATGACTCCATCATTGACAAGCGAAGTTGCAGAAGTTGACCATTGGGTATCAAGCAAGTCAATAACCAAACTAACCTCGTCCATCTAAAGCCCCCTCAATCATCTTCTGCACTTCTAACTCCATGTGCGCTACAAATGCCTCTTCTGCCTGCTTTATCATTTCTTCGTTGGAAAAGGTAAAATCAACACCAAGCAGTCTAGAGAGTTCCAACATCTGTATGTTTCTCTCTTTTTCCCTCTCCAAAAAACGCTCAAAGATTTTCTTTGCGTCTTGAAATGACATATCAATCAATCAAATACACAAGGTCCTTCTTGCCGTCAAGAATCTCCATTGCTTCCTTTCGCAGAATGTCATACTTCTCTTTGGTAGAGATATTGGCTCCCGTTTCGGCAATGAGAATGGTTTGGTCGTCGTGGCGAAGAATCTCAGCCGCTACAAGTTTCGTAGCCGCTTCGTGGATAGCAGAAGGAACACGACCATCACCGGCAATAAAGTTGACAATGACTGAATTCTTGTTGTGGTAAGGATAACGCTTGAGGAAGAAGATTCTACCATCGTTGTCCATCGTCCAAAAATCACCAAGACGACGCATCTCTTGTTTATCAGTAAAGTCTTCAACCGTAGTTGACGAATCCTTTCCTGCTTGGTCTGCAACTGTAATAGTGCAGTCGGAGCCATCTTCTCCCTCCAACAGACTAGAAATGTGAATCTTCGTTCCGTCCTGTTTGTCGGTGTAGGCGTAGAAAAAGTCCGAGATGTTGTAGGAATTGGGAGTAGAGAGAAGCGCCTTCTCTGTAGTTGCTCCTGTAAACTGAGCCGTCTTGGAGGGGAACTCTTCATTGATGAGTGCGGCGATTTCTTTGGCCGTGGTCTTTGCACCAAAGGAGGAATTAAAAGAAGCAGAAGCGGCAGGAGCGTCAGTATGCCCGTTGTATTTCAACACCCAAGAGTCACCGGAATTGGGTAACTGAATGGTAATCGTATTGATGTTGTTGTAGCCGCTCGTATCCAAATCAATGCTGGCTTGAGCAGAGGCTAACTCTCTGTAGTTGTTGCCTTCCCAAACTTGCAAACTGATAATCTTTCTAATCTTCATTTGATTGAGTTGGACAAATCCAACATACCCGCCGTAATAGGATTGAATAGGATGGCGAGTAAATTCAAAATCCCTAAACTCGTCCTTCCAAATAATTGGTCTGTAAGAACGCCCTACTTTATCGTCAATTATCCCCTCTACACGCTTGATAATACTACCAATCTGAGCATCAGTAGGATTGGTAACTGAAGTAAAGGCAGGGATTTGCAGGAGCTCTGCAATAGCAGATTTGTCCGTGTAGTAGCCCTTTCCTTGCGAGTAGTCAACATCAATGTTGGTGTAGTCGCTTGGGGATGATGATACAGGCAAAGTTACTCCTCCTCAGTTGTGTCGGGTAATTTCGCCAATGCTTCTTGAATTGCTTCTTTCAACTCCAAATAATTGGCCGCAGTTGAATACAAGAAATCCTCAAGAATATCAATGACCTTTTCCGAATCGCCTCTTGTCATGCCTTGAGGGAAGTAGGGAGGTAACTCTCCCATGACCTTGACTCTCTCGCCGTCCACTCTAGCGCCTCTATCGTATGGGTCAATATCTCTAATGTAGCCTTCCATACCGGGTCTATCCGTAGAGGTCCAAGTCATGGTTCCGGAAGTAATTCTTTCCACCATGATTGGGGCGTCCAAAACCTTGGCACTACTAGCGAATGCTTGAGCGCCTTCTGTTTCTCCTTCCGGGTCACACAATATTTCGTTGGGGAAAGTCAACTTAACATCAACAATCTCATTGGAAACATTGTAGGCGTCATTAAAGATTTTAATTGCCCTATCACCATTGAAAATAGTCTTGATGAATAGTTCTGCGGCTTCTCTACTGCCTTCTTTAATATCCTTTAGACGAGCAATTGGGAGTTCGTTTCTCTTTCCTTCAATGGAAAGTTCGTAGAATTCATTTCTCCAACTCTTTTGAATCTCCTTTACAAGTTCCGTAGGAGTATCCCGGAAATCCGAAACCTTCTCTTCTAATTCAACCAAACGCAAATACGAAGAAAATTCAGCCGATTTAGACCCACCTTTCTCTCTCTTGAAAGACAAGCGAGAAGGAGAAAACTCTCTCAAGACATTCATAGTGAAATCACCATCATCAAAATACAGAACAGTAGATTCTCCTTCTTTCTTCACTACTAAATTCTCTTGAACATAGTTGAAGAGAGTTGGGAAACTTCTATCTAGCCTTTCATTAATTTCCTTTGTAATATCCTTAACTGAAGTTAAATCTTCAAACTCTCTAGTGTATTCCCCGAACCCTAGGATTTGATTGATTTTGCTATCGTCGGTTAAATCTCTAAGGGAAAAATCAAATTGGTCTGTATCAATGGCGAAGGATTTACCTTCTTCATCCTCCGAGGAATCAAGAGCAAATTTTTTCTTGTCAAACTTGATAGAAGTTTTACCAATATCTTTAGTTTCTAATCTTTCAAGTTCCTCATCTAGAAGTTCTAAAACGGGTCTAACATTGTCTTCGTAACTCGTTCCTCTATTGACAACCTCTAATTTTTCAATTTGATTATCAAAATCCTCGTCCTTATCTCCGGGCGTGTAGCCTTCTAAATAGGACTGAAAAATATTCTTGACAATCTTACTCTTACCAAACGCAGTTGCGTCTAGAATAGCGTTGCCGATTTGGACTTTGTATTCAACCAAATCAAATCAACTCACATTAACCATTTAGCCCAAGCCGCACCCTTTTGGATTGCCGCACCTAAATGAAGCCCACTTGAAGGAGGTTCGTAAGACATTTGGCCTTGAGCATCAATCCAATACGGGCGACCGTAGCCATCGGTTCCGTTAGGGGGGACCGGGTATCCGCTACCGTTGTTCATAGCACCCTGCATTTGTTGGTATTGTTGAGTGTTCCCGGTCACTCCTGCTAAAGCCATGCCAGCGGTAGGGCCAGCCATTTGACCGCCACCCATTTGAGGGGAGGAAAAGCCTTGAGATTCAAGGTATTGTTGCTTGGCCATCTTTCTTTGATTGACGACTTCAGTATCAATGGCTGATTGCATAATAGAATTAATGTCCAACTGAATGTTTTCTTGGGTAATCTTCTCGTATTCCCTAAGGCAATCGGGGTGAACAGTAATCTTACCCGTAGTAGAATCTTGAATGAATTCCAACTTAGCCAACATTTGCGAAACCACTCTTTCCGTTACATCTTCCATTAACTTCTCTAAAGAGGTAAGAAATCTATGCCCGTGATATTGGAAGAATTCTTCAACATGGTTGTCCTGCAAGGACAGGAGATTGTTCACCGTTTTGAATTGCGACTCTTGAGAAGCACCAATAGCACCCACAATGTCGTTGTTACTAGGACCAAATACCATTTCATTCACCTTTTCCTTCAATCAAAAATTGCATTCTTTCCAATGAATTACGCATCTCTTGGCTTAATCTCACTACTTCTTCGGGAGGGGTTTCGTCCTTCTTTGTTTGAGGTCTTGTAATCACCCATCCAGCGCCCGTTAGCGAAACTATATCGGCCTGTGATAATGTGGTTAGCGGCCCTTTTGATAAGACTTGCGGAACTCTAGGCTTTGGAATAAACGCCTTAAAGTCAAGACCATGTTCTTCAGCCATGATTTGTTGTTGTAGCATTTCCATTTGCTTGTGAATACCGGCGTGTTTTGGACAGTAGGTTCCCTTCATTGGACGACCCTTTTCCACATGACTAAGAGGGATAGGAGGCCGCAAATAATCACCAGCATCCCAAACATGATGCACACCACAAACAACGCAACGGTCACGAAGATTGAACTTCCAACTGTATTTCAAAAATAAAAATTTTTTCTTCTCGGCCATCAAAACTTGGCGAATCTCCTTGAGCCTTTTTTTGGGCTTAAGCGTCCGATATTGGTATTCCTCTACAGGACCCGGCGCTCTTGCTTGCGTCAAAGGAGGCAAGAATGGATTTGTAGTCTGCGCCGATTGTGCGCCAATCAAATTCGGTTGTTGAAACATGCTCATCAGTAGTCCTTAATCATCGTTGTAACGCCACGATAAACCATTTCGGGTTGCGATTTAGCCGAAACTATGTATTTATGTGTCGGTATTCCTCGTTCATTTAGTTTTTGCATTCCGTATTGAAACGGTTTGAAGATAGGATGGTCGCCAATCTCGCCATCATGTTTGTGCTTTTCACCCCAAATGTCGTATTTGTTTGCCCAAAGGCCAATCGCTAAGGGGTAATCCTCTTCTTTTTTCTTCTTACCGTTAGGCCATCTCGTTGAACAAATACCGTCTACAAGAAATTTCCATGCGAGTTGATGGTCTAGATTAGCACCACTATCCAAGTGTCGGTGGTCAATCATGAAGATGATGTATTTCACCTTTCTAGATTTAATGTCCTTCATCCATTCCTTCCAATAGATGGACTCTCCTCCAACATCGGAAGTGCGTAATGTATGGGCTTCCCCATCAATCTTGACGACCTTTCTTGTGGGTCTGTGTAAGCCTACTGTTCGCTCTTTAATTTGAGCGACCTCACCTCTTGTTCGTAATTGATGATGTAGTGTCGTCTTTCCGACCATTGTAGCACCGTAAACTCCGAAATTGATTGCGTGTATTTTCTTGTAGAAGGCAATAGCGGCTTCTGTAATGACTACCGCAAAGCCGGTAAGAAGGGACATATCAATGCCCCCAAAGACCTGTAAATGCGTCTACCATCCAACCCACTACATTCAA